GGCAACAAACACAGGCAACTGTTCAGCGGCAACAAACACAGGCGACTGGTCAGCGGCAACAAACACAGGCGACTGTTCAGCGGCAACAAACACAGGCAACTGTTCAGCGGCAACAAACACAGGCGACTGTTCAGCGGCAACAAACACAGGCAACTGGTCAGCGGCAACAAACACAGGCAACTGGTCAGCGGCAACAAACACAGGCGACTGGTCAGCGGCAACAAACACAGGCGACTGTTCAGCGGCAACAAACACAGGCAACTGGTCAGCGGCAACAAACACAGGCAACTGTTCAGCGGCAACAAACACAGGCGACCGTTCAGCGGCAACAAACACAGGCGACTGTTCAGCGGCGGAAGTGGCAAACGGCGGTTCTGTCGCGATAGTAACAGGCTGCAACTCTAAAGCAAAGGCAGGGCTTGGCTCTGCTATCGTCGTTGCAGAGCGTGGCGATTGGAACGGTAAAACATATCCGCTGATTGGCATTAAAGCGGCAATAGTGGACGGAGAAAAAATCAAGGCTGATACCTGGTACACCCTTAAAAACGGCGAGTTTGTCGAATGCTGAGGGAGAGAGGACTACGCCATGACAAAAATCACAGTCAAACAGGCGGCACGGCTAATGGACAAGAGTGAAATGTTCGTCCGAATAGGTTTACAGCGCGGAATACTGCCGATAGGCACGGCGATAAAGCTCAACGGGAAGCATTACACCTATTACATCAGCCCGAAGCTGTTCAAGGACTACACGGGCATAGACCCGAGCGAAGAAAGGAAACAGACATGACGAAGGAAATTTTAACAGTCGGTATGAGCTTGCTGCTCGCTCTCGCCTTTGCGACGACGACGGTTCCCGAAGCTGTCGCGCCCGGAGCTGCACCGACAGAAGAACAGACCGAGCAAGTCCCCGAAAAACGCTATTATTTGACCGCAGACGAGCGAGAGCTTATATGCGAGGTTGTTATGGCTGAATCTGGAACAGAGCCGTTTGACGGCAAAATCGCAGTCTCACAGTGTATCTTGAATGCTTGCGAGCAAACAGGGAAAAGACCCGCCGAGATTGTGACCGAATACGGCTACACGGCACGCCGAGTGAAACCGAGCGCGGAAGTCGAGAAAGCTGTTTCGGCGGTTTTTGACGACGGCGAGACGGTGACAGACGCAGAGATTCTTTATTTTTATGCGCCCGAGCTTGTGAGCAGCGAATGGCACGAATCGCAGACATACATATGCACGATAGGCGGGCACAGGTTTTTCGCCTAACTGAAAGAAAGGAAGAAAAGAAAATGCAGGAAAAATACATACCCTTATACAAAGACCTCTACACAACATTCGATTTGGACGATAAACAAGGTCATATGTTAGCAATCGCAAGGCTGGCGACTGATATCGCGCAAGACATTATGGATTCCGTGACACTTACTCCCCTCAGCGCTTCGGCAATTATAACAGCTTGTAAATTCGTCATAAAAATCATCTCTGAAAATCCCGCTGTTGCGTCAAGCGAACTCGATGCATTCACGGACGTTATGCTCGCCGTAGTAGCCATGAACTCGACGGTCTATTCGGGCACAAAAACAAATAAGAGCTTCGAGGAGATGGTGAAATGACACTGAAATTTGCGATTCAAACGGTGTTCGAAATCGCCCTCGTCGTACTTATCATCTATGGATTTGTCAAAGAGGACAAGCCCATAGCATTCGAGGACAAGATAACGTCGAAAATCAAAGAAAAGAGGAACCGCAGTGGGCGAATATAAGCGCGCAAGGATATGCTATAAATGCAGATATCTATGCAGAATGTCAGGCAGAATGTTCAGCGGCGCGGACTGGGACGGCATGGCTTGTCACTATACCCTTTTGACGGGTAAATTCCGCGAGGTTAAGGCGACAGATACATATTGTTCGTATTTTCGCCCCAAAAGAAAAGAAAGGAAAATTGTCCCGTGGGACAAGATAAAAATTAATGAAAACATATGATGAATTTCTCGACGACAAGATAGAAGTCGCCAAAGAGAGCGGGTTCGAGATATCGCTCGACGAGATAAACGACGCACTCAAGCCCCACCAGAAGCTCGCCGTTCAGTGGGCGGTTAGGGGTGGCAGGCGCGGACTGTTCGAGCGCTTCGGCTTGGGAAAGACCGTGCAGGAACTCGAGTTTTGCCGTATAGTCACCGAGCACGAGGGCGGTCAAGCTCTTATCGTCTTGCCGCTCGGTGTGCGTCAAGAGTTCACCCGTGACGCAAGAGAGCTGTTGCATATCCCCGAGCCCGTATATGTCACTTGCATGGACGAGGTCAGAGCTTCTGATGCACAAATCCTCATGACCAACTACGAGCGAGTCAGAGACGGCGACATTGACCCAAAATATTTCACGGCGGTCAGTCTCGACGAAGCGGCGGTACTTCGCTCTTACGGCTCGAAAACCTATCAAACTTTTTTTCCGAAGTTCAAGGGAATTAAATATAAGCTTGTGGCGACCGCCACGCCGAGCCCAAACAGATATAAAGAGCTTATCCATTACGCGGGGTTTCTCGACCTTATGGACACGGGACAGGCACTTACAAGATTTTTCAAACGAGATTCAACAAAAGCTAACAACTTGCAGCTCTATCCGAGTATGGAGCGTGAATTTTGGTTTTGGGTTGCGTCGTGGGGGCTGTTTCTAAGCTCGCCCGCCGACCTTGGACTCGACGCGACAGGCTACGATTTACCGCCGTTCGAAGTCCGTACCCATGTCATAGACGACGACATGGAAAACTTGCCCGCCGACCGTGACGGACAGTTCAAACTGCTGAGAGATACCGCAACATCGTTATCTGAGGCGGCACGGGAAAAAAGCTTAAGCATAGCGGCGAGAGTAGCGAAAGCAAAAGAGCTGATAGACGAAGCAAGCCCCGACGAGCATTTTATCTTATGGCACGACCTTGAAGCTGAACGTCATGCGATTAAAAAGGCTATTCCTGAAGCTGTCGACATTTACGGCAGTATGGACTATGACGAACGCGAACGCCGCGTTATTGACTTCCAAGAGGGTAGAACAAGGATATTCGCCACAAAGAAAAGCCTTTCCGGCTGCGGGTGCAATTTTCAGAAATATTGCCACCGTGCGATATTCGTCGGTATTGACTATGAGTTCAACGACTTCATTCAGGCCATACACAGAATACACCGCTTCTTGCAGACCGAAAAAGTGATTATCGACATAATCTATACCCAAGCGGAAGAAGAAATCTGGGAAGCGCTCCGTGAGAAGTGGAAACGGCACGACGAATTAGCACAGAAGATGTCCGAAATCATCAAAAAATACGGCTTGTCATCTCCGCATATCGCCGAGCAGCTGAAAAGAAGTAAAGGAGTTGAAAGAGTGGAAGTTAAGAGAGAAAGGTTCACAGCCGTGAATAACGACTGCGTTGACGAGACACGAAAAATGCCCTCTGATAGCGTCGGACTGATTCACACATCAATCCCATTCTCCAATCATTACGAATATACACCGTCATATAACGACTTCGGTCACAACGCGACAACGAGACAGTTCTTCGAGCAAATGGACTATCTCACGCCGGAACTGCTTCGCGTGTTACAGCCCGGCAGAGTTTGCGCGATTCATGTCAAAGACCGCGTTCTCTTCGGCAACGCGACGGGCACGGGATTCCCGACAGTTGAACCGTTCCACGCGATGTGTATAAGTCACTACCTTAAGCACGGCTTTCAGTACTTCGGCATGATAACCATCTGTACAGATGTTGTCCGCGAAAACAATCAGACTCACCGTCTCGGCTGGACAGAGCAGTGCAAAGACGGCACAAAGATGGGCGTCGGCTGTCCTGAATATATCTTGCTTTTCCGAAAACTTCCGAGCGATACAACGGACGGATATGCAGATGTCCCCGTCACCAAAAGCAAAGACGACTATACCCGCGCCCAGTGGCAGATTGACGCGAACGGTTATCAGCGGTCAAGCGGGAACCGACTTGTCACCCGCGAGGAACTCAAAAACGCGCCCGTTCGAGTGCTCGAGAGAATGTATCGTCAATATTCCCGCGAAATGGTCTACGACTACGCCGACCACGTAAAACTCGCCAAAGAACTTGATGAAAAGGGACATCTTCCCGCCACTTTCGCAGTGGTCTCGCCCGGCAGTTGGAGCGACGAGATATGGGACGATATCAACCGTATGCGCACACTCAACACAACGCAGAGCAGACGCCGTCAGAATCTTCATGTATGCCCGTTGCAGCTCGATATCGTGGAGCGGGTAATAAACAGATATTCCAACAAAAACGACCTTGTATATGACCCGTTCGGCGGCCTTATGACCGTTCCGTATATGGCGGTTAAAATGGGGCGCAGGGGCTACGGCTGCGAACTTAACCCCGACTATTTCCGCGATGGCGTGGGCTATCTCGAAGCGGCAGAAGCACAGATAGGCGCACCGACGCTGTTTGACTTAATGGAGGGAGCTTAACAATGAAATTGACATGTAACACATACGACCTCAAGGCGGCTTGCGCCAAAGCTGCAAGAGTTATCGACAAATCGCCGTCTCCGGCTACAAACGGACTCTTGCTCTCGGCAGAAAGTGGAGTCCTGACCGTGACGGGATATAATCTCACGATTGGGATATCCGTCAAAATCCCCGCGATGATAGAGATTCCCGGAGCGATAATCGCGGACGCGAAGATTCTGACAAACGCGGCGGGCAAGTTCCAAAAGTTCGAGACGGCACTATCAACGGACGAAGATGTTCTTATCGTTCAGAACGGGCGCTCGAAGCTCAAGGTCAAGGGAATACCTTGGGAACAGTACCCCGCGTTACCGACGACTGAAAATGGCGTGACCTGCTGCGTTGACGGCGAAAAGTTAGTCAAGCTGATTAAAAAGACGGTCTTTTGCGCGGATGAAGATAGGGGCGCGAGAATGACTATGTCGAGCGAGCTTAAACTCTGCGCGACAGACGGCTTTACGCTCGCGGAATCAAGTATACCGCTCAGCAAGGCGGTTGACGAAAGAACGGCGATGATACCTCCGAAAGCACTTTCAGAGCTTTTGGACGCGACGGACGCAGTGGAAATATCCATCTCCGAAAAACACATTGTTGCCCGAACTCGTGATTATACGTTATTTTCGAGGCTTATGTCAACGACGTGGGAAATCGATGTTGCAAGGGTCATACCCAATGACACAGCTTTAGTAGAGACTGATTTTAAGTCGCTTATGGCGGCTTGCGAGAGAGTACAGATTCTTGCGAGCACAGAGACACAGCCCGTTAAGATGTCATTCTCAAACGACGGAATAGAGCTCTCCGTCAAGGCAACGATAGGCAGTGCCAACGATTCTGTGGCGGCACAGACAAAAGCTGATTTAACGCTCGGCGTCAACGCTAAATACCTTTTTAACGTCTTAAGACTGACAAAGACGGCAATACGATTATAAAAGAACGAAGTCTTGAGGACGATATATTCACATCGTTCGATGAAGACCCGCAGGACTTCGGAGTGACTATCTTCTCGCCCGCTTTCCGCGAGCAGAGCTATCTGACAAGAAAGACGGAGTATCTACGAAACATTGAGAGCCTTATCGGATTCAAGCGCGGCATATTGTCAGATGTTCAGGAAGCCGAGCGAACAGCGACGGAGATAACATCTTCCGACGGCGATTATAATCTAACAATAATCGACTTACAAAACATCTGGACGAACGCAGTCAAAAAGCTGTTGCCCTTATGCGCTGAGCTCGGAGCGATATACAAAGTCGAGGGAAGCACACCCATTGACCCTGACGAGGTAACTCTTGACTATGGCGATGGCGTCCTTTACAACAGGGATAAGACATGGAACGAATATTGCACTATGGTGCAAATGGGGCTAATTAAGCCGGAGATAGCTGTTGCGTGGTATTTTGAGCTGCCGTGGGACACTCCCGAAGCGATTAAATATATACGTGATAACTATATGCCCGAGATGGAGAGCATGACGGCAGGAGTTGAGTAATTATGTTGCCGCCGGAAAGCATTGACGCATTGAGAATACTCGCAATGCAAATAACAGACCCGATGACCGATTTCTTGCTAAGGGATATCGCCCGCAGAGTAGCCGAAGCGGGGCAGATAACCTCTACGGCAGGATATCAAATATGGAAGATACAAGAGCTCGGAAAAAGTCAAAAAGAAGCCAAGAAAAAGCTTGCCGAACTGTTGAATGTATCTCTCGACGAGATAGATGAGATATTTGAACAAGCGGCAGAAGAAGGCTATAAATTTGATTTGTCAAAGTTGCCGACCGTTGAAGGTGTTCCGTTTGAGGAAAACGAGAGCTTGATACAGATAGTTAGGGCGGCCGTTGAGCTCGCGCAGGACGGCTTTAAAAACATAACTCAGACGATAGGCATGATAAGCCCATACGGGCAGAGATTGCCCTTGTATGACGCATATAACGCCTATTGTGACTATGCCTTTAAGCAGGTTTTCACGGGTGCTACGGATTATAATACAGCAGTTGAAACGGCTTGCAGAAACCTATATCGGAACGGACTTGTCACTGTCGATTATGCGAGCGGCGCAAAAGCGTCGATTGAAACGGCGGTCAGGCGTAACATTATGGGCGGTCTCGGGCTTATGCAGGAAAAAATCAGCGAACAAAATCACGAGAAGTACGGCGCGGACGGATGGGAAATATCAGCCCATGCCGCAAGTGCTCCCGACCACGAACCTATACAAGGCAAGCAATACCGAGACGAGGAATATCAAGAGCTCAATAACAGTCTTGTTAGAAGAATCGGCACTTTGAACTGCGGTCATGCGGCTTTTCCTATCTTTTATGGCGTTACCGAACCTACATACACTGCCGAACAGCTGGAAGCCTTTAAAAGGGCGAACGCCGACGGCATAACATATCAAGGCAAGCACTACACCACCTATGAAGCGACACAGGCGCAGCGGCGGCTTGAAACTGCTATCCGCAAATGCAAGCGAAAGATAACGGTTCTCGAGGGCGCGGGCGACGACGATGCACTCAAGGCGGCGAGAACACGATATACCCGCCTTAATCAGGAATATGCGCGATTCTCCAAAGCGGCAGGACTGCGGACACAAACTGCGCGTCTGAAAGCGGCAGGATTCAGCTATAAGCAAGGCAGAGAAGCCGTAAAGGGAAGTGATTAAATGAACATCTCAGGCAAGGAATACGAAGAGGTTATTATAACCGCAGAGGACGGCGAAGTTCTTGCGGTTGTCTCAGATAGCGAGATAATAGAAAAGAAAGATGTGAAGGTCATTTTGACCCCAAAACACGATTGACACAAATCAATAATCTCAGCGTTTCGCATTCGTGCGAGGCGCTGTTTTTATATCCATTTTTACCCCGCCACTGGTTCATGTGGCTAAATTCTGACCGCAGACAAAGCGGTATATAAGCAATGTTCAGGAGGATTTTACTATGGAAAACATTCACGCTATTCTCGAAAAATACGGTGTTACCGTTTCCGAGGATAAGAAAGCAGACTTCGACAAGGCAGTCGCGGAGAACTATAAGACCATTGCCGAGTTCGGCAAGGTTACGGCGGCACGTGACAACTTCAAAAGTCAGCTCGACAACGCCACAAACTCGCTCAAGGAGTTCGCGGGCGTAGATGTTGAGGATTTGAGAGGCAAAATAACAGCCTTAACCGACGACCTTAACAATCAGAAAAACAAATACGAACAGCAGCTCGCCGACCTTGATTTTGAGAACGCGCTTGACCTTGCTATCACAGGCAAGAAAGGCAAGAGCGTAAAGGCAGTCAAGGCACTGCTCGATGTTGACTCACTCAAGGCGAGCAAGAACCAGCGCGACGATATAGACGCAGCGCTTGAAGCTCTAAAAAAAGACAGCGGTTATCTTTTTGAAGAGGAAAACAACACACCTCCGCCCTATGCAGGCGGAACGGGGAGAACCCAGAAGAAAGGCGAAGATATGAACCTTCGCTCGGCTCTCTCCGAAAGATATCACAAGAAAGGTTGATGATTAACAATGGCAATTACTCTTGCAGAAGCAAAGGTCGGTATGGCAGACCATGTCGACCAGATGGTAATCGACGAGTTCAGACGTTCATCTCTGCTCCTCGATATGCTCACGTTCGACAACGCGATTTCGCCCGGAACAGGCGGTTCGACTCTCACCTACGGTTATATTCAGCTTCAGACTCCCTCCACCGCTGCCACTCGACAGATTAACGCCGAGTACGATGCGAACGAGGCAAAGAGAATCGAAAAGACCGCTAAGGCTATCATAATGGGCGGTAAGTTCAACGTTGACCGCGTTATTGAGAACACCTCAGGCGCAGTTGATGAGATAGCATTCCAGCTCCGCGAGAAGATTAACGCGGTAACAAACTATTTCCACTATCTTGTTATTAACGGCACTTCGGCGAGCTCAGGCGCAGGTTTCGTCGTGAACACCTTTGACGGTCTGAAAAAGACCCTCGCGGGCAAGTCTACCGAGATAGCTTCCGCTGTTGACCTCTCGGATTCGGCGAAGCTCGACACCAATTACGGAGCGTTCCTTGACGAGCTCGATGAGCTTGTACACAAGGTTGACGGCAAGCCCTCTCTGCTCCTGATGAACGGTGACACCCTGCTCAAGGTCAGAGCTTGTGCCCGCAGAGCCGGTTATTATGCACGTGAGCGCGACGACTTCGGCCGCTGGGTTGAGTATTACGGTGACATTCCCATGCTCGACGCAGGCAAGTATTACAACGGCAGTGCGTCCGTTGACTGCATAGGCACTTCCGCCCCGTCCTCAACTGCGGCCGGAACTTCGAGCATTTACGCCGTAAACCTCGGACTTGACGCATTCCACGGCATAGCGCCCACAGGAACGGGCGTTATAAACACCTATCTTCCCGACATGACCGCTCCGGGAGCAGTCAAGAGCGGCGAGGTTGAGCTTGTTGCGGGCGTGGTTCTCAAGAATACCCTCAAGGCGGCAGCTCTTAACGGAATTACCATTAAGCCCAAGACCGCATAAGGAGACCGACAATGACACAGTACGCAGATTACGACTATTACATTAACGACTATCTTCACGGCGGCGAGGCAATGAGCAAGGAAAGCTTTGATTTTTTTGCGGTCAGAGCCTCCAAGGTTATTGAACGGCACACATTTAGCCGAATTGAAGAAGTGACAGAAGCAATTAAATCATGCTGTTGCGAGCTTGCCGAAAGCTTGCAGGCCGAACAGGGCGCAGACGGTCAGGGAAGCAAGATTTCCGAGAGCGTCGGCAGTTATTCCGTCTCCTATGCGTCGGCAGCGGACAGACGCCGCGAAAGTCAGCAGGAACATAGCCGTATTCTGCGTCTGTGGCTCGGTGACACGGGTTTACTTTACAGGGGGTAGGATATGTATACCAACACAAAAGCAACCGTGTACCGCCTCACAGGGGGCAAATACGAACGTATGACATTCCCTAAAGTGTTTTGGGATATGAAGTCATCTGCGTCCACGAACAAGAGCGGAACGACCGAAAGCGATACGGTGACGGTCTTTATACCCTCTGTCGTTTCGCTGACTCCGCAGAAAGATTTTATTGTCAAAGGCTCTGCGACCTTATCCGTTGACAACTCGTCAGAACAGGCGCAGAGCGCGAGCATAAAACGCCTGTTCGAGGTCTATGACGTTCACACGGTTATGGCTTGCCGGATGTGCGATTATGGCTCGGCGGGAATGCGTCACACGGAACTCGAAGTGAGGTGACGGTATGTCGGTCAAACAGCCCGAAGATATGGACTATATCGGCACGTTCAACGTTAAGATTCACTGGAATCCGCAATTTGCAAAGGATATGAACCAAAGGGCGTATAGAATCCAGTGCGTTATCGACTCTGATGTCATTAAGTTTATGAAGCCGTATATCCCGTATCAGTCCGGCTTTTTAATGTCAGAGGCACTGACTATTCCGACCGTCATAGGCTCGGGCGAGGTCAAACAGCTCGGGCCCTATGCGCATTATCTGTATATGGGCGAGATATATGGTCCCAATATCCCAGTCAAAGAAAAAGGCGAGATTGTGGGTTGGTGGTCACCGCCGAGTAAAGCCCCGACGGGGAGACCGCTGACATACGACACTACAAAAAATTCGTCCGCAGGGTCGCACTGGTTTGAACGCATGAAAGCCGACAGAGCTGACGACATACTCAAAGACGCTCAGGAGGCGGCGAACAGATGAATATAATCGAGACAGTCAAGAAAATGCTCTCGAAATGTCCTAAAATAGACGACTTTTGTAACGGCTTACACGTTGACTTCTCCGAAAATAAAAGCGGAGATTTCGGGCTCTATTCGTCCGGCGACGCGCTTGTCGGCAAAGATATTTTAGGCAATGAGAAAAGAAAACACAGCTTTGTGCTGTACGCCAACGGCAGACCGTTCAACGAGTTTGACCGATTGGCGCACAGTGCTTTTCTTTTGGAGCTGACCTATTGGCTTGAAAAGCAGAAACACATCACGGTGACATCTATCGTTGACGGCAAAGAGTTGTCCGGCGAAATAACGAAGATGAGCTGCGCGAATGCAATGCTTTTTGCAGTACCAACAGGCAATGTCAATGACGGCGTGACATATCAGCTCCAAATTTATGCCGAATATACGATAGAAAGTGAGGAGTTATAAATGCCCGACCCTGTTGTAACCAATGAAAAGATAGAGCGTAAATATCTGGCACACTTTATTGATGCGTCGTTTGGCGGCACGACTGTAAACTATGTCAGACTGGGCAAAGACCTTGAAGAGTACGCCATAGAGATGAATCCCGATTCGGAGACGAAGAAGAACATTCTCGGCGAGAACTCGACCAATGTCAAGGGCTACGAGCCGCAGGGCTCTGTTGACCCTTATTATGCTTATCGCGGCGACCCGCTCTATGAGCACCTTGCGGATATAATCAATAACCGCTCGACGGGTTCAGCGCTTGAGACAACCGTTGTTGACGTTCTGCTCAAGGCTGACGGTTCGTGCGAATGGGCGTATCGTGAAAACGCTATAGTTATACCGCAGTCCATAGGCGGCGAAGACGGTGTACAGATTCCCTTTGAAATCCACTATAACGGAAATCGCGAAAAAGGCACTTTTGACCTTACAACAAAAGCCTTTACGAAGGACACAGTTTAACGAAAATGAGGGGCTGCGAGCGCAGTCCCTCTCTCTTTTTAGATTAATAATCCCTAATAATTTCTACTGTTGTAGATGGAGGTAGAACATGGCTCAGAGCATCAACTTTGACGACGGTTTTAAAAGTTACGAAATCAATGGCGACCCGCAGAGAATCGTCCGTATAGATACCGCCGATTACGGACTTATAGAGCGTCTGCGAAACGCTAAAAACAATATAAACGAAGAAATGAAAAAATACGAGAACGTAAAGATAAAGAGCGACGGTTCGGCAGACCTCGACGAAGAGACCGCCGCAGATAGTCTCCGCGACCTCGGAAATTTTATCTGTGGTCAGTTTGACTATATCTTCAACTCGGAAGTTGCGGACGTTCTGTTCGGCTCTGCGTCACCGCTCTCGACTCGTGGCGGTGTCCCGCTTTTTGAGCGCGTTTTCAACGCCATTTTGCCTATTATAGAAAAAGACATTGAAGCAGAGCGCAAAAAGGCAGAAGCCCGTATCAAGAAATACGAAGCGGAGACCGCGCGGTTCAAAAACAGCTTATGATAGGTTATCTTCCGACCTGTCTCGAATTGGCAGGCAAAGAATATGACATATGTTCCGATTACCGAGTTGCGCTTATTATTTTCGAAGCGTTTGACGACCCCGAACTCAACGATTATGACCGCATGGAGGTAATGTTGAGGTGCTTGTACAAGGACAGCATACCGCCGGAGCTTGTCGATGAGGCGCTTAGAAAAGCGGCATGGTTCCTTGACGGCGGCGAGGACTACCGAGAAGTAAGCCAGCAGCGTCAAAAAAAGGTCATGTCATGGACACAAGATGAAAAAATGATTTTTTCGGCGGTCAACAAGACGGCAGGGCAAGAGGTACGAGCTGTGCCTTATATGCACTGGTGGACTTTTCTCGGCTATTTTGCGGAAATAGGCGAGTGCCTGTTCACAACCGTTCGGGAAATACGTGAAAAAAGGAACAAAAACAAGAAGCTCGACAAATGGGAGCAAGAATTTTATAAGGAACACAAAAAGATGATAGACATCGAGCACAAATACTCGGCACAGGAGCAGGCAGAACGTGACGCGCTCAATAAACTTTTAGGATAGCGGGGGTGATTGAATGGTTGACGGCTCTCTCAAATTTGACACAAAATTCGATACAAGCGGCGTGAACAAGGCAACGGATATGGTCAATAAATCGGTGTCACGTATGTATCAGCGCGTCAAACAGGCGTTCAGCGGCAAGGAAGTTGACCAATCGTCGGCAAAAATGAAGCAGTTGCAGAACAATGTCGACGAAGCAAATGCCAAAGTTGAAAAGCAAATCTCGGACATCGAGAGACTACGCGCCGAATATGCCGAGCTGAAAACCGACGATGGCTATATCGAGCCCGAAGCAGCTATACCTCTGATAGAACAGGCCGAAACGCTCAAAGCGAAAATAGCCGAAGCCAAGCAGCAAGTCGCCGAATATGACAAGCAGTGGGAACAGGGTGTTGCGGGCGCAGACAGCAAGTCAAGCCAGTGGATAGACAAGCTCCATTCCTTACAAGAAGAATACGACAAAATCCTCGAAAAAATTGAGAAAATCGAGAGCAAAGCCGAAGCGAAACATCAGACCGACCGCGACGCACAGCTCAAAGCTTATGAGGAAAAGATAGCCGATTCAGAGGGCAAGCTTGAAGGACTCAAAAACAAGGCAGAAATAGCCAAAACAAAGCTCAACGAAGCCCTTGACGCAAAAGTACCCAGCAACTTTAAAAGGGGCTTGACGGGCGCGACAGAGAGCTTGAACAGGTTTTCTAAAAGAGTTATGGGACTTGCAAAGCGCGTCTTTGTGTTTACGGTTATTTTAAGAGCTTTGAGAAAATTGCAAGAGCTTCTAAAAACGATGACCTCGACCGACAAACAGGTTCAGACCTCTCTCGCCAATATCAAGGGAAATCTGTTGACCGCATTTCAGCCGATTTACGAAGTCGCACTCCCCGCATTGAAAGAGCTGTTGCTTGTACTTGAACAGGTCACGGCTTTCGTCGCTCAGTTTACCGCCGCAATGTTCGGTAAATCCGTCGCGCAAATGCAGAAGAACGCAAAGGCACTTAATAAGCAGGCTACAGCGACAGGCGCAGTCGGAAAAGCAGCGGACAAGGCGGCACGAAGTCTCGCGAATTTCGACGAGCTAAATCAGCTCAGCAGCAACTCGGACAGCAGTTCGGGCGGCGGCAGTAGCGCGGGTGCGTCTATGCCCTCTTTTGACAGCGATATCGGAGAAATGGACGCGAAAATAAAGATTATACTCTCTCACGCTTTGGTACTGGCGGGCGTTGCGCTGATTATGATAGGCATTGCAACAATGAACATAAAGGCGGCACTGACTGGTGTTGGACTTGTTATAACAGGCTTGGCGTTCGGCAAGGGCTCGGGCGCATTTGACAAAACTCCGCCGTGGATTAAACAGGTCGTGACGTGGGCACAGTTGATTTTAGGAGCGGTGCTTATTATTGTCGGTATAGCTCTTTTAGCTGCCGCAGGTTCGGGAATACCTTTTATCCTCGCGGGAATTTCTATGATGGCAACTGGCATTGCTTACGGCAAGGTTTCAGGAGCTTTCGCGGAAACTCCGCAATGGCTAAAAACTATCTTGACGTGGGGCGCGGTGTCGTTGTCAACGGCTCTCCTCGTTATGGGGCTTGCAATGGGCAATCCCGTATTAATCGGGCTCGGAATTGCAGCGTTTAAAAAGAGTATTGACCTCGGCAGGAAAAACGGAACATTCGACTACACATTTAATATGATTAAGACGTTCGGCAACTCTGCGGGCAACTTCATCGTCGGCGTGTGGAACCGAGTAAAAAATAAAGCGTCAGAAGTCTTTAACTCGATTTCCTCGGGCGCAACAAGGATGTGGGATATAGTCAAAAACGCAGGGCGCGACAGGCTCAACGGCATAATTTCGCTCGTCGAGCGCTGCATAAACGCCGTTGTCAATAAAGCAAATAGAATCTCGTGGAATATCCCCGAATGGGTGCCCGGAATAGGCGGAAAGAGGTTCGGCTTTAATCTTCCTACGGTTAGTATACCGCGCCTTGCTACGGGCACGGTTGTCCCGAGAAACTACGGCGAATACACTGCCATACTCGGCGATAACAAGCGAGAGCCCGAAGTCGTTTCGCCTCTGTCAACAATGAAACAGGCGGTAAAAGAGGTATTGAGCGAGCTTGGAGACAACACACGCCCGATATCGGTCACGATTTATACGACGCTCGACGGCAGAGTTGTAGGACAGTCGGCGATTGAATATCATAACGGCGTTGTCAGAAGAACGGGCAAAACGCCTCTCGTGGGGGTGAATTTATGACCGTGATGAAAATCAAGAAAACAAGCTCGACAACTTGGACGGCACTTCCCACACCGATGAGCTTGAAGCCGTCAACGAACATTATCGACAGCGACAAAAGCGGTCGAGACAATAACACAGGCAAGATGTTCCGCGATATCATAACGGGTAAAAACAAGTATACAGCGACACTGCCGAGCGGTATCACCAACACTCAATATGTCGCGCTCGCGGATATAATCTTGTCTGACAGCTTTGATTGTTGGTTGCCGAACCCGATGACGGGCAAATTTGACGCAAAAACATTTTATTGTGCTACGCTCGAATCTGAGATTGAGCAGATATTCAGCGAAAATCTCTGGACGTATAAAGAGCTTAGTTTCAACCTGACGGAAATATAAGGAGGCATAGCAGTGTACAAGATAACCAACGCGACCAAAAGAGCTGCGGTCAGAGCTGCATATGCTAAGAGGACACGGCGGGTTGTCAGCCGAATAACATTCGGACATTATACGGTAAGCGCGGGAGTTCGCTCTTTCGTTTCCGACAACGTTGTAATTTTGGAGGGCTTGCGCAGTTTAAGCATATCGCAAGCTCTCAACAGCGGAGAGGACGCTACAATAGGCGATGTCGGTTCAAGCTCTTATTCCGCTACGTTCGACAATCCGTCCAAATCATTCAAATATCGCGACAAGATAGCTTTTGTCGAGAATGGTATTTTGCTTGAGGACGGGACTTGTTATTACACTCCGTGCGGCTATTTCACGACAGAGAAGCCCGAGACAGACGACGACGGGCAGACATTGACCGTTTCGGGCTACGACGAAATAGACAAAATGGGCGGCAAGTGGAAGCCGTCAATCACCGTGACCGACACAACGACATTGAAAGATATCGTCGAGAACATAGCAAGTATGCACGGCCTGAGCGTTGCATATGTAGACACGGCGGCACAGAACGCCTTGAACAGTCACGTTATCGGCGTTGGAACTGCGGCTGAATTGACAGAACAGAGCGAACGCGATGTTCTCGGCTTTTGCGTCGGTTGCGCGGGAATGTCCGCACGGATAAACACAGCGGGAAAGCTTTATATCTCGTGGTTTTTTAGTCCGGGCAGTACCTATGACTACACGGTGACGGCAGATGTTCAGTGGAAAGGCGACTTTAAAAAATCTGCCGACAATGCCGTAAAGGTTGAAGCAATAACTGCGGGCGTTGATGAAAACGTATACACAAAAGGCACAGGAGTTCCGCTGTCTTTTGCAAATCCGCTTGTCACCCATGCCGAGATAGACGCGATATATACGCGGTATAACGGACGCGCATGGTATCCGTCAACTTGCACATGGCGCGGAGACCCGTGTATAGAGGTCGGCGATATTATCACCGTCAAAGACAAAAACAGCAAGTCATATACCGTCTATGTAGCGCAGCAGGAGTTAGACCTTTCGGGCGGCTTAAAGTCAACGATAACATCGCCCAACCTTGACACCACAGAGACCTCATTTGATACCGTCAGCGCTTCCGTAAGATATGAATTGACAAAGGTCAAGAATTCAATGGAAGAAGCGATAAAGGCAGCGACAGACGCTATAAACGGGGCAAATGGCGGCTATTATCGCATACTCGACATTGACAAGGACGGAAATCCAGACGGCTGGGAATGCTACGCGACAGACGGGCTACGTGGCGTTAAATGTACCTACGGCGGCATAGGCTGTACTACAGACGGTGGGAAAACCTTCGCAAACGCTATGACGGGCGAGGGCATAAACGCAACCGCGATAACAACGGGTATAATCACAGGCGGCACAGGTCAATTCTCCTTTAATCTTGACACCGGTCACATCTCCGCGTCTGACATAGATATATCCGGCGGAAGTATTAACCTGCAAGGCGCAAGCGAACAGACCTATTACACCGAGCTCACCTCGAGCAACGCAAGCTCTTTGGGTTGGAAATCTGCGTCAGAATACGCCGCCGAAGACGAGCATAAGCCGTATATAACCGCAGACTGGTTAACTCCTACGAGCTATCCGACGACAAGCCCATACTATCAAGCGGCGAGCGCATGGCAGAGCTGCAAAAAAGGCGATGTATTTCGTTTGACGGGCGAGGGCTACAATCGAGCATTCGGCAACGGTGCGCGGTTGGATGTCGTCGCATGGATACAGGTCATGTATAAGAACGATGCCGGAGAGACGGCGATGTCGTCGATGTGTGCGACGGTAATTCCGCCCTCTTTCGACGACACGAGAGTGACGACGATTGACACGGCGGGGAGAATATATGCTCCAGGTTATACGCCCGAACGTTTTCGAATTTGCGTTGCGACACATAAAAAAGGAACGCAGATTGACCAAGCTGTAACACTCGGCTGGTATGCTTTTCACAACCTTAAAGTGACGCGCACGACGACAGAGGGCGGTAGCTTCACGGTCACGGGCTCGAACGGTTACATCGCCGACCTTTCGTCGGGAGTCTTGCGCCTATCATATAAGAGCGGCAACGACACACAGCAGTTCTTTGATATGGCTAACACTCGGTGCCATTCTTCGAAAGACGACTATAAGTGGTACGCGACAATGGCAACGCAGGATTATACGCTTTCAGGCAAGACAAGCGCGGGCTTTAAATTCGGCTCGTCCAACGCGGACACGCGAACATATATTCCTACCGACCCCACCGACAGCAACAGCAGCTTGCAGCAAGAATGGGACACGACATACGCGCGGATAGAAAAAGACGCGACGTACATCAGACGCCGACTTAATGTCAACGAGGACTGCTACATAACCGACCCGGGGGAGTTCCTTGCTTACAGAGCGTTTGGAATAAACGGGGCTGATAATTTCACAACAGATTTCGGTGCAGCAATAACCGCAGCAAGCGGTAGCTGGCCGTCATTCGCCGTTCGAGTGCGTGATTCCGACGGTAATGATTATGTCCGCGCCGACTTATTCGCTGAGAACACCGACCGTGCCGAAGTGCAGTTATATGATTCACAAGGGCGCAAATATCGAGTGACGTTCAAGCAAGATGGTATATGGTTTTGGTCGAGCGGAACTGGCAGCAAGAGACTCGCTTTCGTATAAGGAGGATATATGACGAAATCAGAAATAAATCAAAAGCTCGCGGAGCTTAGAGCGCAGGGCGAAGCCTTGCAGAAACACAACGCGCAGCTGATACAGCAGATAGAGGTCAATAAAGTCGAGCTTGCCAAGGTTTGCGGCAAAATCGAACTGTTGTCCGATATGCTCTCAGAGCTCGAAAAAACGCCCGTGGAGGGCGAGAACGAGGAGGCGGAAAAAGATGCAACCAAGAACGATAACGGTTGATTATGCCCGCCCGCGCGGGTATGACGTTGGATATCGGGCAGAGAACAACTTCACGAAGCTTTCTCTCCCCGTTCCCGCCGAGCTTGAGGGCGCGGACAGCTATCGTGTCTACTTTGAGTCGACGGTTGGCGAGTATCTGCAAACCGAGGTGTTGACTCCTACCGATGGCTATGTGACCGTCAAAATAACGAGCGATATCGTGCCCGAGCCCGGGAACATGGCGGCACAGCTCGTCGCATTCCGAGCGGGCGAGATAGTCGGCTATGCGCCTATGATAACGGGCACGGCCAAAGTGTCAATCCCCGACGGGACAGAGCGACTTTCACACAGCCTTGCCGCCGAGATAGCTCTTAACACCGCCGCGCGGCACAGCCATGATAACAAGTCGGTGCTTGATAAGTTTGCGGAAACCGACGGCAAGCCGACCTATGACGGCGAGGCTTTAGGCGGTGGTGGAGCATCCGATTTCATAATCAAAATGACGGTCGAAGCTAACGGCGATAATTATACGGTCATGTCTTGCGATAAAACAGTCGAGCAAATTGACGCGGCATTTAACGCTGATAAGAACATAGTCCTTACCGTCACCTCTGAAGACGGCTTATATTACTTCTTGTCGCTCGTTCATGCAACGCCCGGTTTAGGCTATTTCTTCGAATCTTTTTATGTTACATATTTGCTCAGTGCAAATATCGACAAGAGAGACGGTACTTTCTTTTCCATGATAAAAATGCCCGCAAATGGTATTGACTATTCAAACGACGCACTGCCGAGCATATCGACGGTCGGCGGCGCACTCGACGAGCTCGTCACAAAATCCCACAGCCCCGTCTATTATATCGACCTTGCGGGCGATTACCCGAACTACACATGTCCCGTTGCTATGGATGATATTAAGGCGGCTTATAATTCGGGCTATAATCTTGTCTGTCGGTGTACATTGGGCGCATATACGGCAACACTTCCGCTGTTTATTCCAATGCCCGCAGCTAACACTTGGATTTTTTCAGGCTCGGGATGTCTGCAAAGCATGGGCTTTCCCGCGCAGTCGTTTACCATAGCAATAACAGCCAACGGTGTTGCGGCACAACAGACAAGGCTTGCAAGAGCTGACGGAACATTACCTAACCCCTATAAGCTTCGGATAGCTGTCGGAAACACCTCCTATCTATATGACGGAAGCGAGAGGGTCAACGTCGTCATTGACGACGGAACGGAGGTGAGTTATTAATGTCCAAAAAGCTTTATGAGGAATCATCAATTCGGGATATTGCTAACGCTATTCGTGAAAAAAACGAGAGCACGACGACATATAAGGTTGCCGAAATGGGAGCGGCTGTCAGAAATTTGCCAACAGGCAGCAGTTCACCCGAATCTGACCCCAGAGAGGTTTATGGCGGCACACGCCCCGCCGAGTGGCTAAGGTTGCCTGATTATGATAAGGTTGCAAACAGAACGATGTATTGCCTTGTTAAGTTGTTTCCGTATGGAACTAATAAGGTATCATTCGGGTTCCGGTTTGATGGCACTTGTACTATGTCGGCTGGAAAGGTCATCAACGGTGGGTTTGTGGCGTTTGAAAATGACGAGCCGGTGACAGAAACAAGTGCCAGCCCAAACATAGACGTCGTTGTAACGCGCGTTTTTAATTATGCCGACTATGCCGACACGATGAGCGATGGCACCAAACAGATAGTTGTTAAATTCGAAATATCAAATCACTGGCATCGCGTTTGGTCGAAAGCAAACTATAGCAACAGGTATTATGTGAACGACGGCGTAGTTGATATAATTCTGCGCAAAGACGACGAACAGACGGGCACTTTCGAAACGGAAGGCTACTTAACTGGATGTCGCTATTTTTACAACTTTGGCAATAAAATTCCGGCCAATTTAAATGCAATCGAGTATGTCAAAACGCAATCGGGGATATGCGAGCCAAATGAAAGACTTTACCTGACCATGCTAAAAAGCTTTTGGGGCACGGTTAAATTGACAAAATGGACGGAGACTTTTCGACAGTGTACAAATCTCAAAGAGCTGATTTGTGATATCAGCGAAACCACCAGCTGGAATAATCCGTTTTACTCGTCGGCACCGTGTTATTCTCTCCGCAAACTCCTTTTTGTCGGCGGAGAGAGCCTGACGAGCTTTCCGGGCGACATCAACCTCACATCGACCGCACTCGAAGCGGATGCGGTGCTTGCGTTTTTTAACACATTGCCGGACATATCCACATCGGAGACGGCACGAACAATCACGCTTAAAAGTACACCTGCGGCAACGGCAGGAATCCCGGAAGCTACACTTGCTGTGGCGACCAACAAAGGATGGACGGTGGTGACGGCATGACAATAAACGGTAATCAGTTAATAGCAAGTGATGGTAAGGCGTTACAGAAAGGCGACGCCGTCGCAAAAATCGTGTACCTTGGAGTAAACGATATCGCCGAAAATTGGGTGGAAATTGACGAGCCGCAAACGGACGAAGCGACGGCGGAGCAGATGGAGGCGGCACTACATCAGATAGGAGGTGCGGTCGATGAAAATCAGTGAAGTTAATAACATCGTCGAGAAGTCAACCGAGCGAATCATACAGGCCGCAGAGGTCAGGGCGGACTTATTGACCGTCGCGGCGCATATTCCAAAAGGACAGCGAAAAAAGTTCGGTGCGGAAATTGAAGCGATTTTAGCGAAGTATGACGAATAACAGGAGGTAATGATATGAATATCTGCATATCAATAGGGCACGGCAAATCAGCAAAGGGCGGCTATGACAGCGGAGCCCTTGGCGGCAATTATCAGGAGTTTGAGATAGGGCGTGAGATTGGTAAGTATATCGGCGAAATCTTCAAGGGCTACGACTGCAAGGTCGACGTAATCAACTACGGCGCGACACTCTACCTCACCGAAAGAATAGCCCACGTCAACAAGTATGGTTATGATTTGGCTATGGAAATCCACCTCAACGCCGCAGGCGGCACAGGTTCGGAGGTCTATCACAAGCACAAGAGCGCGTCCGGCAAAAAGCTCGCCGGAGCAATCAGCAAGAGCATAGCTAATACTTTCGGCATCCGCGATAGGGGCGCGAAGATAAAAATCAATCCGTCAAACGGCACGGACTACTTCGGTTTTGTCCGCTCCTGCAAATGCGAGTCGCTGCTTATTGAGACCGTATTCATCGACACGGCGAGCGACAGGAAGCACGTCGAGACCGCCACAGGACAGAAGCAGTGCGCAGAAGCTATCGTCAAGGCCGTCGCCGATTTCTACGGTTTAAAGAAAAAGGCGGTTAATCAGAGCAAGCCGAGCGAGGACAAGCCTGCAACAACCGTCAGAGCGGGCGATATCGTCAAAATCAAGGGCTGTAAATATGCGACGGGCGAAAGAATCCCCGCGTGGGTCAAACTAAAGAAGCACACGGTCAAGACCGTCAGCGGGAGTCGAGCGTTGCTCAAAGAGATTAGTTCGTGGGTCTATGTCTCCGATTTAACCGTTTTGCAGTCTGCAAAGATAACCGTCGGCAGCAAGGTCACTATTCAGCCGGGCGCAACTTATGGCGGACTCACGGCGGCACGTGGTTCGATAGTACCGAACACGCAGTTGAAAAGAACCCACACTGTCGGCAAAATACAGACAAACGGCGGAGTCCGGGAAGCACTTTTGACGGATATTGCGAGCTGGGTTGCCGTCAAATATTTGGAGGTGGCTAAATGACCGCAGGACAAATCGCCGCTCTCTGCGGCATACCGTCGGCATTGACAGTCGGCATCGTCGGCTTTTTGTTTTGGTTGCTCGAGCACAAAATCGCCAAAAAAGAAGCGGCACGGGTAGCACAGGAAGAGAAGCTCGCCGCCGTCCGCGAGAAGCAGGAGCAAAAGCTCGAACGCGAACGACAGAATCGTGACGAGAACCGCAGAGAGTTTGAAAAAAATCTGCTCTTAACGAGCAACGCAGCCCTTGCGCTGGGCGAAGCGACCGCCCGCGCGGTACAGAAAATCCCTGACGCTCACTGCAACGGCGATATGAGCGACGCTTTGGACTTCGCCAAAAAAATAAAGCACGAGCAGCGAGATTTTCTCGCCGCTCAGGGCATAGAAAACATATTTTAGGAGGCTATATCATGGCAAAAATCAAAGACATTCTCGCAAATATCGGCAACGTCAAGGTCGGAACGTGGGTTAGAGGCATATTGCTGATTATCTCGCTCGTCAACATGGCGCTTTCCGCTGCCGGAAAAGCTCCGATTCCTGCGGACTACAATGAGCTGTACACAATCGTCAGCGTCGTGTTCTCGGTGCTCGTCGGAATTTCGGCATATTGGAAGAACAACAGCTTCACCGAAGCGGCACAGACTGCGGATAAATATCTTCACGAGCAGGGCACGGCCATAGAGGACAAGGGGGAAGAGGAATGATAACAGCTATTCTTTTTAATCTCCTGAACCTTATCGGGCTTTATGGCAAGGCGGTCGTCGTGGCGATACTCAAGCTTCTCGGCATGATTTAACTTGCGGATAACTTGCGACTAACTTGCGACTAACTTGCGACTAAAAAACGACCGGGCAGGGGGATTCCCTTGCCCGGTTTTTTCAGTTTTCGCCCAAAAAGTCAATGACCGCCTTTTTTATGACTTGCGCTTGTGCTATACCTTCTGCCGCGCACTTTGCTTTAAATCGCGCGGCCAAATCCTTTGGCAGGTTGGCACGGACTTCGTCATAGGTCTTTTTGTTATAACGGTATTTTACCTCTGTCGATGTGTGGGTTTTGCGTTTCTTTTCACTCATCGTCTTTGTCCTCGGCTTCCTGCTTCTCCCAATTTCTCTCGGCGACAACGTCATAGCCGTATGAGTTCGAGTCCATCAGCTCTTCGAGAGCGTTCTCGATTTCATCGATATTTGAAGGATCTTTGATATTAAGCTCGAACTCTTCGACCTGCACAGAGTTCTTCATCTGCTCTGTGCGCGTCCAATGTTCCCACACGCTCTCCATTTCGGCGATGGCTTTCTCTCGGTCAGCTCCGATGTAGTCGTCGAATATGTCGCCTCTGACGTATGATTCAACTTTGTAGATTTTCATCTTTCATTATCCTTTCTTTTGAGGTTCTTGCCTCTTTCATTGTCCATATTATAACATACTAAGCATAGTATGTCAACGCTTTTTTCAAAGTTTTTTAAA